GAGGTTTGTACGTTCCAGGGCTTACTTCACTAAGCACTGAAGCCGAGCCATGCACATCTGTCGTGTTCGAAACATGCTCATTGAAATCTTCGAGCGCTAAATCACGAACTGTCGTCACGAACTGATCCAAACGAATACGCCGAGAAAAATTTGGCTTCGCAACGTAAAGGTAAGCACTATCGTCTATCTCGGTGATAGCGGGAAGCTCAAGTAAACGCTTCTTATCTATGCTCATACACTAAAGCCTCCATCGTCAATGAAGAGGTAACCTTCTTCAAGCTCGTTGTTCATGCTGTAGCTACTGCGTATTGTCCTCATGAAATCCGTAATGTCGCGCTTCGTTGAGTATGCGCCGTTCCATTCCTGATACCGTCGAAGACCGATCCAAGTAGCATAGAGAATAATTGCTTCATGAAAAGGCTCCGGTATCTCAGGCTGATCGCCTTGACTAAGCATTGGTGACGGCATCGCATAGTATTCAAGCTGATACCATGTTGGCTCCTTTGGAGCAATATCAAAGATCAGCGAAGAAGACAAACTATAGTACGCAGTAGGCTCACCGATCTTACCGATCATGATCGGATAGTAATCAGTAGAAAGCGCTCGATGCAATTGCCGACCGTTATCAATCTGTGTGATACGCTGAACAGCTTCTATTTCGTTAATCGGATTCAGCGGTATCTCGAAATGCGCTGCGTCACTGATCGAGTCAACAAAGCGCCACTCACGCTTATAAACTGTGCCTCCGTTAAGGAGCGTACCATCTTCGTACGCTTTGTCTACTGTAAGCACATTACCGTCACGGCGCATCACTACACGGCGCTGGTCTTCTATCTCAAGTATCCACAAACGCGGATTGGTAGCTTCAATGTCAACATCAGTATCGACAAAATCGCCTACCGTCACTTCAGTGCCGTCAATCGCATCAACGGGAATCTCGATAGGACCTGCCTTAAAGTTGTACTGGCGAAACAGAGAAGGAAACCTCATGATCTGCCCATCAGGAAACTTCCAACTGCATACCCGGCGAAGCCCTCGATTAAGCCACTCGGCAATTCTTCGTGTACCTTCAAGTTCTAAGTTCTCGTCAAAACCGCTGCCGTCCGGAAGGTACACGTCAAGATCAGTAACCTGCCCGAGTTGGTCGTGAACTTCAACTATCATGTCACGCAGTGTTGCCATGCTTACCTCTATGCGAAGTGGAAGTACACCCGAGCGTTTGCAATCTCACGTGTTTCTGGATCAAGCATCCCAGCACAATAAAAAGGCTGATGAAATGTAACGCCAGACGCTGCACTTATTGTAGCAATCCGTACCTTAGTTTGACCCGGCGCGAACCGAGCCCATATTTCTACATTTCCAGCACCACCTGTAGCTTGCAAAGCGACAGCATTCAGGATCGCCTTGCCTGTAAGCTCAGTGTTTGTCGTAACCTCAACTACTCTATTAGCGGCTGCGTTGCTCATCGCGTGATCTCCCTATGTATCGTGCATCCTGCTCTCGTCGCAGAATACCTTTAATGTCTTTGTAATCTCCACAGGGTATACCATAATATGCCCCTCTAAAGAACACAAGATCTTTGTACTTATAAAGCTGCGCGCACACAGCGCACGCCCTTGAACCCATAAACTCAACACCCGGGGGCGTGCCCGAGTTAACCGTCAGTGCTTCATAATTCTGATCGGCTTCGAGTTCCACAGTGCCGGTAACATCTGCCTCAAACTCTAACGCCGTGATACCATCTTCAAGCATCAGACTCACTTCGCGAGAATCTTTAGTCCATATCTGAGGATCAGCAGCCGCGCTATAAGCAGGCGCTGCGCGATCTGTAAATATGTAGCGTTGCGAAATCGATGCATTACTCGCACCTAAAATTGAAGAGCCTGACAGACTAATAACTGGATACGTGGCGAATGAACCTGCGTCCATGTCAGAGAATAGTACCATTTCCGTCGGAGGAAACGGCGGCATCTCTATTAAGGTTCTTGGACTGAGACTTCCAGCATCAAGCTCGTACAACATGCGCTATGACTCCAAGCCAGTTAGTGTGATGGAAGCGCTGCTCAGCTGGAACGTATCGTCGGTCGTTACAGAAGCAGGCGGTCCCAAGAGCGCAGCATGAGCCAGAACTTTTTCCTCGGTCTCATTTACTAATATCCAATGACTCGGGCTGCCTGCGCTTGTAAATAGCGTAGGTGAAGTAACCGAAAAGTTGATACGCCGACTATTATTAGATGAGCCATCTTCAGGTCCAGTAATCGTTATGTCGGTTGTTGAACCGAGCGAAACACCAGCTACACTACTATACGTAGAAGTAGCGCTAGAGCATACATGAACACGCACACCCGGACGATACACAATATTCAGCCCGTCATCTTGAAAGTCACTGGAAAAGAACTCGCTCATATTTCATACCTTGCAAAAAAAGCCGCCCCTTGCTTGGAGCGGCTTCTACTCCTTACGGAGTGTAAAGACTAACATCAAGTTTCACGTTAGCCGGGCTCTGATCGTAGGTCACAAAAAGCAGGTGCGAAGTAGTCGCCGTGCCTCCCGTGTTGCTGATTTCGTTCACGTCAGAAACAGTAAACTCGTCAGACAAGTCGATCATTGTATCGCCGGTTCCGGAATACTCAATGCCCAGTACCTGAACAATGGTATCACCAGGTCGAATGCCGCCAGCAACGCTTATCGCGCCAGCAGCACCGCCTACACCAATTGCCAAGTACCGATTGACACCGTTCTTGAAAACTGTCGTCGGTACTCTTTTCATGGCTTATACTCCTGGGGACCCTACAGCGCCTCTCCACCGGTAGAACTCGGTGACAAAGCGCATGCTTGCGGCACTCAGAACATTCTCCGTATTAGGATCATCCCAAGTGCGGAAATCCAGATTACGCCGCCACACAAAGCGAAGGTCATGCGCCTGCTTCTCAGTAAGCATAAAGAACGCAGTGTCACTTTCAAGGAAGTGCCCGACCATATAGGTAAGTCCTTCGTCATGAACCGTGTTCACAGTATTGTTCGCCGTTTCCGGATCGAACGGACTGAGCATAAGCTCCTTCATGCGCCACTTCAGCTTGGGCGGAATGAGAAGAACTTTCGGCTTCATGATGATAGGCACGCCACGGTCATTCTTCATCTCTTCAAAATGATCCATCATCGCTTCAAGCACAGTCTTTGAGAGACTTCCAGCAAACAAGTTGCTGTTCGTTTCGCCTGTCCCAAAGACTGGGTGATCGTCAGCAAAAAGCTCCTTACCGTCAAGACCCACACGAGCGGTTGTGAAGCCACTATTGAGAATATCAAAGAACTCAAGGTCGCGCGTATACGCGGCAGCCTTTCCAAGTTCCTGCATGCCCTGCTTAAACACACCCTGCTGATCGTCTTCCACAGCGTTACGGGTAAACTGAACACCCAGGCCCCAGTTACGAGGCTGAATTGTTTTCGTGTTACCCTGCTCAAACTGCTCCATCGGAACAGCCTGACCTTCATGCATCTCCTGCATAGCGGTAAGACCCACGCCTTCACCTTCGCGGTGATACGCGGAGTCCATTGTCTGAACGTTGGCAATCGTCTTCCACTCTTCAGGGTGACGACTAAACTCGTCCATAAACCATTTTTCAAGGTCCTTACTCAGTACCTGAGAAAGGGTCCCTGTATTCATTACACCAGCCATTTTACGTTACCTCCTTAGTCACCAAGATAGGCGCTTACAACGTAGCGACCAAAGACGCGCACGTTAGCGTTTCCAAACTCATACCCAGGCATGATCCCTTCGATCATGAAGTCAGTGCCAGCTCCACTAATATCAAGCTGTACCGAACCCGAGGTAGTTCCAGTAAAGTTTCGAGTAGTCCCAATCATCGCCTTGGTGAAGTTTGTACTTCCCGCAGTCTCCACGTGAAACACGTTGTTGCGGTCAGCCGGAATCACAAGAATCTTTTCAGGCACGTCAGGAAGGACTGTCAGCGGATAATCGTGCGCGGCTATGCCCCACACATGATCCGTCGCAGCCGAAATAAAGTCCGCCTCACCGCCAGTCACAACAAGAGGATCGCCTTTCTTAACAGAAAGTCCGGTCGCTGCATCGAGTTCTATAAGACCGTTTGCACCAGTACCGCCTTCTCGCCTGTGATACCCGAGAGAACCCGGATAATTTATAGTAGCCATAGAACGTTACCTCCGTTAAAAGTCGTTCTCTGCGAAGTCTCTCGGCGTCATTGCTTTATCTTTTGAGAGACCCATATCGCTATTCAGCTTATCAACGCCCTGCGCAAACTGCTGCTTCTGCGTTGAATAACGCTGCCTACTTTTACGCGAGATCGCCTGGAGGTGCTTCTGATAGGCTTCCTCAGGTATCTCACAAAGGAGCAGTTCTGGCATATCCTCAGGTCCGATACGAACAGGCTTTCCAGTTTCCCGGCCAAGCTCTTCCTTCTCGTCCTTCGCCAGTTTCACCTGCCGATACCCTGCCTCGTTCGCCCAATCATCCCAATCACTCGGTGTCAGCCACGTAGCATGCCAGCCCTTACGAGGCCGGTTCGCTACCTGCATTTTCCGATTCAGCCTGCCTTTTGCATTACCAGAAATGGTCATGATCTCTCGATCATATTGTTCCCGGCGTCGCTCGGCAAAACTCTTCTTCGATACCTGACGATCTTCAGCCCACCGGTAATTATCCCGGCTGATAACATCCAAATCGTTGAGCACCGCAGGTGGAAGCTCCTTGAACGAAGCAGAATCAAACACAAGTGTCTGTCCTTCTGCGACCCATTTTAAGACCGTATCGAGATCGGTCGCAACGGAAACACTTTTCTTTTCCCCGTAATTCTTCTTATTAGAGCTTTGTTTACCTTTATTGACAACTGCCTCAGGCGCGTTCTCTTCAATCGCATTATCGATAGCTTCTTTCTTTTCGCTTGCTTTCACTGCCATAGTTCATCACCTCTTGTAGTATTTCATGTAGTGCTCAAGGGAAACACCGCTTTCTGCGGCATTCTTTCTGTCGGTATCTGTCGCTCTCACGCGCTTAACCTTTCGCTGAGGACTCACGCTTGCATTACGAGTACTAATCGCCTGCTGCGTTCGCTGTTGAACAACTTCCTCAGCGCCTTCTTCAACATCACCCAAGCCCATCTCTCGTAGTTTTTCCTGCACCTTTCGTTCAATTATGTCCTGCATCTCATCATCGGAGTGCCGACCGTTCACAACTTCCCGATACGCATAGTTCCATACCTCAGGATTACTTTGCTGCACACGCGGAAGTGAAGCAACGAACTCTTCGATCTCACTCTTGTACTTACGAAACTTTGGCCCTGTCTCAGAGTCCATCATAAGCAACTTCTTGTTCGCCTCAGCTAACTGAGCATTCTGCTGATTCACAACAGGCCCAGCATACCGGTCAATGAACTCTCTCAGCGCATTGGTAGTCTTGCCTTCCTCAAATATTTCCTTCTCGATGCGCTTCTGGAACTGCTCATCAGTCTCACCCGGCTGCTGCGGCTCAGGCTCTTCTGGGCGCTTATTAGCAGGCGCTGCCTTCTCCGCGTACTCAAGGAAACTCTGCCGAAGCTGCTCGGTAGAGTCAGCCTTCTGCTTCAGCGCTTCGACTTCCTCACGCGAAAGAGTAACCTTTCCATCGTCTTCCTCTTCTTCCGGCTCGTCAGGTGGAATGATTTCAATATCATCGTACGACCCATCGCCTTCATAACTTGGCGCAAACCGAAACATCTCAAACATGTTCGTCTTCATTAACTTCCTCCTTGAAGTCTACCTGATCTTTCAAGAAACGCTGCACATCTTCAAGCACCGCCAATCGGCCCTGATACCACCGGATCAGCTCAAGATCGGTATTACGGTTGGTGAGCGCCTGTATCGCTTCAAGATTGAACGCTGTAAGCACCTGCTCCACATACTTCCATGCATCAGAATCAAACATCAACTGAAGCGCATCATGAAGCTCTTGATAGCTTTCATCTAAGACCAACTGATCTGTGTAAACACCTTCGCCTGTCACATCATTGCTCCTTCACCGAACATAGTTTGTTGCGGCTCAAAGCCGCCTTGGGTTGCTGGTTGAGGCATACCGCCCTGTTCCTCTGCTGCTCGCATCATCGCGATCATCTGCTTCTTCTGCTTCACAATTTCTTGATCGCCGAGATGAAGAATCTCTTGAAGCGCTTTGTACCTTTCAATATCAGGCACGTACTCATCCACATCATCCTCGTTAAAGAACTCAAAAATACGATGAAGCATACTCGTTGAGCCAACGTACACATCAAGGAAGTGCTTATACATCTCAGGCGCTGCCTGCTGCATCTGCTGTCCTTCAGGTCCAAAGAGAAGCTGCGCAATCGGCGTGACTTCCTGTGCCCACTGCGAGTAAAGTTGCGTGAGCGTTAGCATGTTCTGCCTCTTCGATTCAAAAGTCTGGTCAATATCGGTAGTCGATATGTCGAAGCTCATCCGGATCGGGATATCCTGAATCGGTATGCTCAGCGCTTCACTGAGAATATCAATCTCTTCCTGCGAAAGCCGCATTGCTTTCTGCTCGCGCGCAATCACCTCATCTCGGTGAAGGCATAGCTGATAATAAACAAGCCGCCCTACTTGGCGAAACGCACTCTTGAGACCGGTCGTAATCGAAGCAAACACGCCCTGCCCCTGCTGCATGCGCATGTTCTGCCCGCGAAACGTATCTCGAGAGCCAAGTCGCGGATCACTGAAGCCACCCATGACTGAAGAAATGCCAGTAGTTTCACGAGCAAGCATCATTGCCTGCTGCTCAGCCTGAAAGCTACTCGGATACACTTCGCCAAGCTGAATCGGCACAATATCCTGATGCGGGTTCTCAGTCTTCCATATCTTACCCGGATAGATTGACTCCCGGTTCTCCCGCGCAGTGGCCCTGTTCATCGCGATCATGCGCATCGCTGCAAACTTCGCGTTATCATTACGCACATTATGCATGCCCTCTGCTTCTAACTGCATGCTTTTCGTCATTTGCCCAATGCCACGGCCTTCAACCATATAGTTACGAGCAATGAACTTCGCCTCAACAATATCGCGCTCAAGTAGATCATTGAACCTGATGTCAAGAAGAGTCCGTGAAGGAACGTGCAAGGTAATGATGATGTCTTCGTACATACCATCCTGATCAACGTCCCACTGGACAAAGAACTCAGTGATATCAAACTGATCAGCATACGCTTTCTGCTCGCTACCACGAGCCTCGTCACGCTGCCTGTCAAGCGCATCCTTGCTCGTGTCGCCCCACTGCATAACCTCATCCACATTCACGTACGTTCCGTTCATGCCTCGGTTAGCAAGCTCGTGCTTCGGTAGCGTTATCGTGTAACCGACCCACGGCATATCGCGTATAGCGCTAAACTCAGGCGAATACACCACGCGGTCAAGAGGTGCTACCTGTATCTGAGGGCCAAAGCGTTTATAGATAGTCTCTTCGACAAGGTTACCCGTACTGTCGCGGCGCTTATAATTTGTGCTCTCAGCGACCCAAGGCACCTTCATAAAGACCGTACCCATGAGCGCCGCATCACTGAGCGACTGCTGCTTCACAGCCTCCAGGTGAAGATCGCTTTCGCTACGTGCAAGAACATCAAGATACTTGGTAAGAACCTTCGCGCGCTTCACATCTTCCTGATCATCCTTACGGCTCGCGCGGACAGTCCAAAACGGATTGCGCGCATCAAACATCTGCTTCAGGTGCGCGTACGCGGTATGAAAGATGCTTTGCGTAAGTGGCGGCGTAACATTCGAGGCGTTGCGATACGGCGTATTCTTCGTCTTCACCATCGGCTCTGCCTCGGCCATCTTACGCCACAGCGCCCACTCTTCCTTGCGGCCCTCGCGAGAAGCCTCTTCTTCTTCGTATTCAGTACAAAGGTATTCGATCAGCTCCTTACGATTCTCTTCATCGGCAATAACTTCTTCTTCCTGACCGAGAAGGGCCTCGTCACTGGCATCATCATCTCCAACTTCAATCTCTACGTAGTCACTCATAACGTACCTCGTTAGTAACCGAACTGTGTGTTCGCGATTTCAAGCATCGCCTCTTCTTCCTTCATCAAATCCTCAGCAAGCTCTTCAGCCTTACCCGGCGCATGAAGCGCGCTGATACCTTTCTCCGATTCATCAAGAACGTCCATCTTAGCAGACATTGGAAACTTGTTCTTCTCTTCGATGAAGTTAGTTCTACATCCATCAGCCAAGTATATCTTACCATGACTGAGCTTCAAACCCACAACATTGCGTATCCGAGCCGTTTTATCAACCGACGCAGCGAATGGCTGCGCGTTAATGAAGATGTTTCGTTCAAGCTCCTGAGCACGCAACAGCGGCACGATGATCTTCTGCATCGCGTTTGACTCGATAACAGTAAGCCTGATGTAGCCAGGGAACTGCTTGTGCAACTCGAAGATCGCATCAAAGAGCTCTTCAACGGCGAAGTACCCGACGCGCTCAGCGATCCGGTAGCAGTTCTCGTGCGCGTCCATGGCCCACACGCCAACACTACTACGAGAAGTCTTAGCCTTTATGCCTTTCTCCGTACCTGCAGGGTCGACGCTCATCACTACATCAAGATCGCGAAGAGCGAGAAAGCCGTTCTCTTCGTCCCAGTTGGGCGTACCGAGTTTCTGTATTACCCAGTCGCCAAGACGATCCGACCACTGTACGGAGCATAATTTGGCGTCGTACTTATAAAACTCAGCCAAGCCTGTCTTCTGAGGCAAGTTGATGTACTGCGTCATGTAGGTCCACATATCATCTTCTGCTATGCGGGCAAGCTCTTCTTTGGAAAGCTCTTCGGGAAAGATCGGCTCTTCTTCGCCGGTCTCGTAGTTCGGCTCAAGCGCAAGACGGTAGTAAATGATAAACCTACCGTCTGGACGCAAACTGAAATGCTCGTCCTGATAGCCGACAAACTTCCGGGCGTCGTCAATAACAAGCTGGTACACATCATCGATGGCGTACCGGGTCGCCACAAGAATGATGCGGCTTCGCTTCGGGCTCACAAGAAGAGCGGTCGCGTTCGTGCGGTACCAATTCTTTGAGTGCTCCATGCCAGCGGCTGCTTGCTTATTCGAGTCCAGGTCTTCAAGACCGATCAAGTCATCGAGGTTAAGCAAGTCGTGGTGGTCACCTTCAGCCGCGCCGCCGACACCGCCTTCCTTAATGGTTGGCTCGTTGTAGTAACGCTTACGGTTCGGCACAACCATGTCAGTATCACTCCAGCGGCGCATATTACGGGAGCCTACGAACTCTGGATAGAGCCACGCAAAGAACTCATTGGAGTCGAAGGTTCTCTGGGAAGTCTGTCGAAAGGCGACAGCTTTGGCGTTGATTGCATTGACGAGACGTATTCTGATGTCCGGGTCACGTATGATTTCCCAACTGTTCGCACCGTGTGTGGCAATCGTTGACTTAAACGTTGAGCGAGGCACGAAGATCGCAGCACGCGCTCCGGGCTGCATGCACGCGGTACTTTGGCGGAAGTTGCACATGTCCAGGTGAAGATCAGTGTTGAGGCGGTCGTACGGGCCGGAGTACCCAGCGATCACTTTGAGAAAGAACCACAAACTCACGAGTCCTGCCTGCCGCAGATAGCTCCGGATTTCGGCGTTAGCCGTAGAAAAGTGGCCGCTCTTAACGGTCTCAAAGAGTTCTTTAATGATCTTCGAGCCGTCTTCCATGGTGCGGAAATCGGGCGCTTGCGGATGGGGCCTGATCTCGAAAGTCGGTGTCGGTCTCGTTCCGGCCAAACTATTCGTCCTCGTCTTCTTCTGGCAGATCGTTCTGCAAGAACTCTGTCTCGCTAACAAGATCGTTTACAAAGTTCTGGAGTGACAACATACGGTCTTCTGCTGCGGCCTGCAGAAACTCTCTGAGGGCGCTGTTAGTCGCGTAGGCAACTGTTAGCCCCACACCTAAGAGAAGTGGCCAAAGATTGCTCTGTGACCCGCTCATATGCCCCAGATAGAAGATTACAAGACCGGTGATGAAGTATGCAAACAGTTCGTTAAGTGCTCGTCGTAGCATAGTCGGCAATCCTTTGGAAACAGGTTTCTGAGACTTCTTTAGTAGCTCTAATATCTGCAATAGCGTCATGCGCGTCACTTAGCTGCAGGCCCAGTAGCTCAGCCACAGTCGACAGCTTAAAGTTCACAGGCATATCGACAAGATTGTAGCGTAATAGCCACGGCAGGAGCGCTGCCGGGTCAATAACCGGGTAGTAAAAGTACGAGCCGAGGTAATTATTGCCGAATCGGCGGAACAGAGCGCGCAAAAAGTTCATGTCAAAGCCCACGTTGTACCCTGCGGCGAAGAACTTGTCCTCTTTATCGAACTTATCAACGTACGTGTCGAACAAATCAATGAGCATGTTGTACATCTGAGCCGCTGGCGGCCTATCTTCAAGCTCTTTGAGCGTTAAGCCCTGTATTTTCAGCGCCTCATCGTTGATAACGCACGGTGAAGGGTTTGCGTAAAGACAACCAACGGCTTTTTCGTGCCCATCCACTTCGAGAATGTAGGCAAGCTGCGTAATTCCGTGCTTCGCCGGGTCCAGCCCGGTCGTCTCGCAGTCAAAATGGAAGATTTTCACGCCTTCTCCTTTGTTTCACGTGAAACATTTCCTTCAAGCGTAACCTGATCGCGCCCCGGAGGCAAGCCTTCGTAGTCAAGAGGAAGACCAAGGTCGGGTAATGGCGCTATTTCGGTCGTTTCGTCTTCGTCATTCATCATTGATCTCCTTAAAATGGGCTTCGATTGCCTGTGTCGAGCTTTCATCAGCTGCGCCAAAGACCTTCCCGAGTGTTGAGAGCGCCCGAGCGAACTCCGAAGCACTGATCGGCGTGTTCTCAGCCTGCTGCTGCTTGTTCTTTGAGTGCAAACCGATCCGGTCAAGCACTGAGTTCGCCGCCGCCAGACGCGTCTCGGGCTTCGCCGCCGCCATAACCGAGCGCACCGTATCGATGGCTTGATCCTTGAGTTCAAAAAGCTGCCGGTAGCCGTGATCCTCGGTTGACTCGTGCAGCGTTTCAAGATCGTACTCGCGCAGATGCGGCGGCACCGAGGCAGCAAGCGTTGCAGCGAGTCGATGCGCACGGGCCGATTGATCGTCGTCGGCGGCAGGCGAGAGAGTTTTTTCGTCTGCGTCAGTGCTGCGGTTTTCAGTCTCTTCAAACATGAGAGAGATTATAAGGGTAGATGAAGAGTTTTGTCGAGGGTGAGGTAAGGCTTTTAGTTTTTGGTAAGGCTACTCTGGAAATGGTTCAGGTTGTGTGGGGGGCATTCATAAAGACAGGCTCCCCCCTATCCCAAAAGGGGGTGGGGGTTCATATATAGGGATACTTATATATTTCGCCGAGCCCATCCCGGGCCTCGGTTGATTGTCAAGTAAACCACTCAACTATAGAAACATGCTGCCCTGGGGGTCGCCTGGCTATATGCAACCCCCGCTATATAGAAACAGGGTCAAAAAGTTTTACCGATCGGCGTAAATAATGCTTGACTATCAGTTGAAAATATGCGACCCTTGACTTAGCTTAACAGTTCGGCACGGGACACCGTAGCCAAGAGGAGAAAGAGAGATGCAGGAATTGCAAGTCTTAGGCATTAAGATAACGCAAGTAAACGACGACACCGTTGTGGTCAAAAATGAAGAAAACGGAAAACACGCGCGTATCTGGGAACGAGTTGTTGACTATGCTTTTGGAGTAGTTAATTACTATGAGTACAATACTGAAGCCGACGGTACGGAACACACTCCTCGCAATTTTGACAATGGCGCGCGTGCTCTGCGCGCAGCTGTTAGACATGTGACAGATTACTAAGCGTAGCAGGTAGCCACGGGTGAGTTCAAATCTCACCTACGCTATACAGCCGTATGGCTGTAAATACAATTTCAGGAGGTCATGCGATGCATGCATTACCAAATATTAAAGCGTTGAAAAACGCTATCGCACAAGAAGACGCCGACTACACAGTCGACGATGAAAGATACGACTTGGATTTGCTCGCTCTTGCAATCCGAGCACGCCAGCGGCCATGGATCGGCGACGACGACGATGCCGAAATCATCATGGGCCACGACTACGTACCCACATGGGCACGGGAGGATAACTGACATGCGGAAAATCGAAGCAGAAATGCTCAACGCAATCGCAAACAAGAAAAATTGGAAGAAAGACAACACGCGCGTGTTAATCCGAAAAGCGCGTATAGGTGACGGTCTTATTGCTCACATTTATCTTCACGACAATCACCTTGCAAGCGCGTTTTTAGATCTTAGTGCCGTTAGCGTAAATACTGAAACGCTTCGTCAATGGCCTACGCCAACCACTAAGAGCCGTCTGCGCGCTCTTGGAGTGCACGTAGAAACGATTAAAGGGAAAACCTATATCGACGACGAACTGATAACCGGTTAATCAATATGCGGGCATGACTGGCAATGCCCGCATTTATGCAACAAATATACACTTTTATGCATAAACACTGTATATTTTTCTTGGAGATATTGGAGATACAACCTTATTATTTTACAGCATTATTAAAATAAGTTTTCACGCTTATAAATTGGAGATATTTTATGCCAGAAAATCGTGCGAATTCGGGTACCGTTAGGATATGGCCTAATTCCTTACATTATATATAATTACTATATATATTATATATATATTAGTATGAGATAGAAGGTGTTTTGACAAGTTTTGACGTAAGTCCTTATAACATAAGGTTTTATTTTCAACATGCCGTAAAATAATAACCCTTCAATAAAAGAAACTCCAATATGTCCATCGAAATTAGCTTGATTCTTGTCACTTCGGGCTTCCGAAAACCCGAACGCTACCCCAATATCGTACTTAAATCCTTACAACATAAAGGATTAAAAAAACCCGAACGCTGCCCGAATTCGGAAAAGGAGAGAAACTGAATATGCACGAAATATGCGCACCCTGTCGAACATTAAGCGAACATTAAGAGCCAGTCAAAACTATTGCAATTATCGAATAATTGTGCTATTGTCTTAGTAACAAATCGACGAGGAGTTTTCGACATGATGTTTTCAGATTTTACCACTGCCAGTCAATTTCGCGAACGCGCTCACGAAGAGCGTAGAACCGCTGTTATTAAATTAGTCCGTAGCGTTATCGCGCATCCTGAAGTACACGACACGCTTGTATCAGACAATACACCCGACTGGCTAATCGACGGACTACTTCACGACTACATGCGCGATACGCCACTAACTAACGTATTGCTAAACCGCTCAGGTATGGTCTTCCCGGCTAACGAGGGCGAAACTGTGCACAGTTGCGCACTCACCTACGACAACCACACGGAAGACTACGATCTAATAGAAGCGTTCCGCCGCGTCGGGACGATGGGCGGAATCCAAATAACCAACGGACGTATACACACATAAAAAGGGAGGAGCGAACTATGTCCATACGAAATGAACTGCTAATCTTAACTGACCAGATAC